TCTTCATCTTATGATCCAACAGATATTTCTATTTATAGTTTAAGCTCTGGAAATCCTGACAAGTATCTTCTAAAGAAATCAGCTAAAGCGATCTCGGGACAATTAAAATCTCAAACATTCACCTTTGGTAATTCAGACAGATTTCCTAGAATAACTATAAATGATTCTAATATTATATCTATAGTTAAAGTAACTGATAGCGATGGCAATATTTGGTATGAGGTTCCTTATTTGGCTCAAGATTATATATTTAATCCCGTACAAAATACATCGACTAATTACCCAAGTTTAAATCAGTTTAGCAATCAAGTACCTTATATAATAGACAAGATAAGCGTTCCTCGTAGATTTATTAGTAGAGTTTTATCTAATCAATCTCTAGTATTAGAATTTGGATCAGGTATAAATTCAGTAGCAGATTCCGCAATAATACCAGATCCAAGTACAGTAGGAATGGGTTTGACAAACGGTTTAACTCTTCTAAATACAGCTTTCGATCCTACTAATTTTGTAACCACGCAAACTTACGGATTAACTCCAAAAAATACAACTCTAACAGTTCAATATTTAGTTGGAGGTGGAGCATCATCTAATGCGCAATCCAATCAACTAACGGTTCCTGTTTCTTTTACAGTGACTGGAAATAATACTTCTCAACAAAATACTATAGTTACAAATAACCCCCTTCCTGCATCAGGTGGCGGAGATGGAGATACGATAGAAGAATTGAGAATGAACTCAATGGTGCAATATTCAAGCCAATTAAGAGCAGTTACACAACAAGACTATATGTCAAGAGTGTTATCGATGCATCCTAAATTTGGAAAAGTCGCTAAAGTATACGTAACAAAAGATGATTCTACATTCGTACAATATTCAAAAAATAGCCCAGCAAATAGAGATCAATCACTAGTTAGTTTATACGTACTTGGATTAGATTCAAATGCTAATCTAGCTCAGCCATCTCAAGCGCTTTCTCAAAATATAGATACATATTTATCCGAATATAGAATGATGACGGATACTATAAATATAAAAAGCGCTTTTATTATCAATATCGGTTGTATTTTTGATGTGATAATTAGACCAAACTTCTCAGGTCAAGACGTTATTGCTAGATGTATAACTGCTTTACAAGATTATTTTAATATAGACAATTTCCAAATAAATCAACCTATAATATTATCTAATGTGTATTCATTATTAGATCAAGTTCAAGGCGTACAAACTACTCAAAATGTACAAATAACCAATCTATATGGAGAATCTTCTGGTTATTCTAAATATTCTTACGATATACCAGGCGCAACAATAAATGATATACTATATCCTTCTTTAGATCCGAGCATTTTTGAAGTTAAATATCTAGATAAAGATATTCAAGGCAGAGTAGTTACTTTTTAACAATAAAAAAATATTTAAATGTCAGTATATAAAATATTTCCTGAGGCAGACTCTACTATATATTCTGCATATCCAACTAAAAATACTGGATTAGATGAAATTTTAGAAGTATCTGTAAAAAATTCACTAGTAGCGGCTGGGTCAGATGATATTAGAAGATCTCTAATAAAATTTAGCGATTCTGACATTCAGAAAATTAATACATTAAGAAGTTCAAATGCTTACAATGTATATTTAAAACTATATCTATCTAATGCTGAGAATTTAACGTCGCCATATACTTTAAATTTTCACCAGATAAACAATTCTTGGATTATGGGTACTGGTAAGTACTTAGATAATCCATCTATCTTTAACGGAGTTTCTTGGTATAGCACAGCGTCTTATTCTGGGTCTTCAAATAATTGGACAAACACTTCTTACTATATAACGCCTGGTGGAGGTTCTTGGACAACGTCTCCTACCACTCAAAGTTTTTCTTATAATGATAATAAAGATGTAGAAGTAAACGTCACAAGTATATTTTCTAATTGGGTTAATGGACAAAATAACTACGGAATATTAATAAAGCATACTTCAAGTGTAGAAAACAATAGCGATTCATATATAGCTTTAAGTTTCTTTAGTATAGACACTAGAACTATATTTCCTCCTTGCTTAGAAATGCGATGGGATGATTCAGTGTACGATACTGGAAGTTTGCAGGTTATTAATAGTTCCAATACTGTTTTGAATGTATCTAATAATCCGTATTACATAAAAAACAAATCGGAAAAATACGTTTTTAGAATAACCGCAAGAGATAAATATCCCGTTAGAACTTTCTCCACAGCGTCTATATACACAGTAAATAAAGCGTTACCTAGTAGCTCTTATTGGGGGATACAAGACGTAAAAACAGAAGATATGATTATCGATTTTGATAATTCATACACAAAAGTAAGCTGCGATACTAACGGAAGTTATTTTAATCTGTATATCAACGGTTTAGAACCTGAAAGATATTATAAGATACTAATAAAAAGTATATTAAATTCTGGAGAAACTGTTGTAAGCGATGGTAATTGTATTTTTAAAATTATAAGATAATGATAAAAGTAGATATTATTAAAAATATAAAAGGCGTAAATACTTACGAAAATGTAGTTGATACGGAATTTAGGGAGTTATTTACACAACCTACTGATATTCCTGATACTACTCCTACTGTATCTGATTTTTTTTCATTGTATGAAACATTATTTTATGATATTCCAATATCAGGAGAAAACTCTCATGAAAGCTTAATTGAAAGAAGTCAACAATATATAGGATCATTAGTAATAGATCAAGAAAAAGCCGCTTTAATTGAAGAGATAAACTCGCTTAGACAACAAATTGTTGATCTATCTCAAACATATTTAAACATTAGTCAGCTACAATAATAATGGAAATTGTTAACATATCATACACCGGATTCGGATCTGAGATTCAGAGATACAGTACTAGAGATTTACAATTAATCACTAATAACAATATCAATAATACATTTGAAGACGGAGTTGACACAGTAGAGTATTTCATCACGGACGATTCTAATTTTTTATTAGATTATAGATATAACGCTCCATATTCACTAGATCCAACATCGAATATTGTAGGAAATAGATACAGTAGAGTATTGATTGATCCTGAGGCAGATGTAAAATCGATGGGATATAATAGAGGTGTTATCAATATACAATATAATTTTTTAAAAAATCTATTTGGATCAGATTCGGTCACTTTTCAATATTTTATTAAAGAAATTTCTAATTCTAGATTAGAATTAAAATTAGCATCTCAAGATCTTTCTAGTACATCTATCGTAGCAGGTTTCGATGAATTTGAAAATTATATAAGCCAAAAAAACTACTATCCTGATTTTTATTTGAATTTTGGTAGAAATAATTTAATCATAGCAGTAATAAATGTAGATTATTCAAGTTTTGATAATTTTATTCACTTTTCAAGCGCTGAGGAGAGAGTAAATAATTTTGTATATAAACTTGGATTAATAGAAGATTATAACAAGCAAATATATTCTCAAAGTCTTGTTGTTGGAACAGCTAATCAAGCAACAGTGACTTCGTCTGTAAATTTACTAAATACGTATATTTCTAACGTAATAGAAAAATTTGATCCGTACGAATATTATTTATACTACGAATCTGAATCTTTTGCTTGGCCTAAATCTACTAGCACAAAACCCTACTCTCTACACTCTGTTACGTCTTCTAAAGCTATTTCTTGGTTAGGATCGCCGACAACTACGCCTAATGCAACTACAGCATCTGTTTTATTCTCTGCATCTTTTTACGATAGCACTAATAAAGACATACTAAGATTGTCTATACCTCAATATCTAAGAGACGATAATAGCAATGAATCATATATAACGTTTATTGACATGATTGGTCAATATTTCGATAATATATGGATATATTATAAAGACATCACAAATAGATACAATGCTTCAAATAATCCTTACGAAGGAATATCTTTAGATCTTGTATCCGATGCTTTAAAGGGATTTGGTATAGAATTATACACCAATACAAATCTATCTAACGACGTATACTATTCTTTATTCGGCACAAATAATCAAAATTCCCTGTTGCCTCCTACAGGTTCTGAAAAGATTACTACGTATGTGACTTCGAGCATTTCGGGATCAGGAAGACCTTATATACTTCCTTACGATCAAGTGCAAAAAGAGGTATACAAACGCATATATCATAACTTACCCTACTTATTAAAAACTAGAGGTACACAAAGGGGCATAAAAGCTCTAATAGCATGTTATGGAATACCCAATAGCATATTAACTGTAAATGAATTTGGAGGATACAATAGAAATTCTGTTTCAGGCATAGATTCTATAAATAATGATAAAATATCGATAGTTAGTCAAAGCTCAGCTCTATATCTATCTGAATCTATTTTAAGTCCGTATACAACTATACAAAAATACAACGATTTAAATAGATTAAGCAGTTATAACTTAGAAATAGGATTTTCTCCTTCAGACAAAATTAATAGCAACCTATCGTCTTCATTAGCAAACGTTTTTAACATTGATCAATATATAGGAGATCCAAAAAATCTTTATTCAGCATCGTATAACAGTTTAGACAATTATAGAAATAATTATTTTAGCACTTATAACTACTCCCATTCTATATGG